TCAATGGGATATAATGTGGTTTGATACATGGACTAGTGCTAATTCTCTAGGCTCAACTGAATATGAAACGCTTATGAGAAATAGATATTCTAACTATTGTGATAATATTGGCTTTTGGGGAAGTTTGCCTCCATCTAATTAGTAAAATGTTTGAGTTGTTATTATGAAAATAAGAGCAGGTAAAAAAAGAGCAATAAAACGAATAATAAAAATTGTGGGCTATGAAGAATTAACCACTAAGCAAATATATGATAGAATGCTTGCCAATTCATCTAAAAGAGGAGATTTGACCTTTAGACAATTAACTAATGTTTTAAGCAGTTATTTCGATGAAGCAGGTTATGATAGAAAAAACCAATGCACCATATGGAAAAAGAGAGAAGATATTAAATGATAGTTTGGTTTTTATTAGGGTTTATTTTAGGTTATTTCACTATAATGTTAGATTTTAAAGACAAACAGACTATTGGTTTTGTTTTACTCGAAGAAAAAGAACTACCCTGATTTAATCCTATTCAAAAAGTTTGAACTGTCAAAAGACCAAAAAAAAACAAGAGAGGCCGAAGCCTCCCTCATAATGTTTTTTCTGACCAAATGCCTTTACAGCGTCTACATTCCCATAATTTTATCTGTTCATCCGAACCAACATAAAACCCTAGCAATCTTTTTGCTATAGTCTGTTCTTTACAGAACTTACACTCTTGTTTTAATGCCATTTAATCACTGAACTTTTTTATTCTCGTTCATCAATCGCTTCATATATTCTTCAACACTTTCATCGGTAATATTAGTTCCACCGAAAGCAGCAAAGAAAAGAAGCATCAAGATAGTAACGAAAATAAACAAGCCGAACCATTCCCAACCTGTCACCATTTCACCTCCAAATCCATATGCTTTGCTTTATCTACAGAAAATCCCTTTACTATACCATTGTCCCTACCATATTGCCAAAGGTCATAAACTAACTGAGTATCTTTCATGCAATATTCGACTACTTCATCAAATTGACCCATCTTCCACAATCTAGGAGCATCTGCGCTTTCCATGAGTTTAGAATCATTCATGGTACATTTAACTAAATTCTTAAGTTGATATCGTTCCCCGTGTTGCTTAGTTAGATGTTTAGAGGTATCAATAAACTGTTCTTCATTTAGAAATTTATTTATGCAATATATATCCAAAGAATCCCTAAGAATAGGTAAATCAAAAGCCCTTATATTATGGCCTAATAGTTTAGTTCCTTTAGAAAACTCATCATCTAAATCATATTTAAGTTGTCTAATTGATTTAATAATATGTCCGGACTTAGCAAAACTATCTATTGTCTCATCCACATAAACGGTTCCCACTTTACCATCCCAAGTGGCAACTGTAGAGACTTGAAACATATGGGTATTGCCAAAACCACCTATGTCATGCGACATATTTTTGGTTTCTAAATCAATTGCCAAAACTGACATTTACATCATTCCTTCGGAGAATTAGACCAAAGTTTAGAAATTTTCTCTTCTTCCTTATTTGCTTTAGGTTCTTCATCTACATCTGTTCTTCTTTTTAGAAAACAAACAATCTGTGAACCTGCAACAATCAATTGAGAACAACATTCCCAACCATCATCACCATAAGTGTTCAGTGTATCAATTATTACTTTCGGCCCCTTTGCTACTTCAAATACTAAGTATGTATTTTCCCATTTCATTCATCATCACCTTTTATCAATTTAACATATGTTTTGTTGTTTGATTCTTTCTGCTCTACAAATTTGTGCCTTATCACATCATAGTGCCTATATACTTGCGCCCTCGATTTCTTTGCTTTGTCTTTTACTTCTGTTAATAACAGGGTTTTGTTAAGGAATCCGTCTTCATCTTTTTCTAGTTTGTTGTAAGCATCAATAAACACTGACTCTAGTGAATTTTCCGCTATGCTTTGTCTCTTAACCTTTAGGCTTCGTTCTAACCAGTCTACCAATGTCATATAACATCTTCGGATAATATTAGCCGCTTGACGGACATTGTGACCTGTTACCTTGAACCGTTCATCTTTATTTTCTATGGATGGTGCCGAGGCTATGCTACACAATACTGACATTTTGTAGAGAATCTTCATTAGTCTAGTTGTAAAATTTGACGCAATTGCTGAAACATCGCTCCTAGTATTCTGTAGAAATCGTCTCATATTTTCATATTCCAACTTAAGAACTTGATTGAAATCTTTAGTATACTCCATCGTTTTTAGCGGGTCGCCATTTACTTCTAGGAATCTTTCTTTTGTGATTTTATATAATTCAAATAAAGCATTAGCGAACTTATCTACAGGTTGATTTATTTCTTCGACTGTTCCTGCTTTATCTATTTGTTCTAATCTCATCTTGTGCTGAATAAACTCAGGAACTTCCCAAACATAAAGAAGCATTCTTTGCAGAACACCCTTTTCTGCCATAACTGTATTTAGATTACTAGGCGGGTAAGTCATAGCCAATACTGAACGCTCACAATAACAGTTCATAATTTGATTATCATAAGATGATAGTGCTTTCTTAATCACCCATGAATCACCCGAAAGACTATTCATTAAAGTATTCAAATATACAATTGCCTTTTCTTGATGTTGGCTTTGTTTGAATACACCGGAATACTCAAATTCATCCCAATGGGCTAAACCATTACCTTCTAAAATACCCTTGACTCTATCATATGTGGGGTCATCTCCTCTTTCTTCCGGTTCTTGTTTTACAAACTTACCAATTAGAACTGAATCGGTATAATCTGTTAAACTAAAAGTATCGAATTCTCTTTTCATTGGAATTCCATCAAGGTTACGAAAACTAGGATGTTCATTAGTTGCATTTATCATGTCAAATGTTTTCTGAGAAACAGGATTAATAAAATTCCATAGTGTGGATTTTCCTGTTCCGGAGGTTTGAACCCAACAGAAATGTATTCTAGTATCTTCGTGATTTCTACCATTAGTTATGGTAACAAAATCCTTTACTATTTGCCCAAGTATGTTAAAAAAGCAAATAGCGGCAGGAATCTCATTGTAGTGAGATACCTCTGCTGCTGACTTTTGGAACTCTTGTACTACTTTTGGTAGGCTTTCGCTAAAGTGGTTCGTGTGGTTTTCTAATTCGTTCATGTATTGTTCTTCATTTATATCATCATTCATATTTTCACCTTCTCTTCCGAGTTTAATGTAGTAAGAATTCTTTTGGCTAGGGTCTTACCAATCCCTTCAATTGTCTGCATTTCGAATTCGGAGCATTCCCCTATTTCCATAATAGAGCCAAATTCTTTTATTAATGCTTTTGCTTTTTTAATTGATAATCCTTTGATACTTGTTAGTGTATCTATTCTCATATCATCAGTTGTTATTCTTTTGAATACTTGAGGTGCTATCACATCTCTAGTTATGGGTTTCATTTTACAGATGGTAGTTATTATGGAAGCAGCATCTTTTGCATCCTTTACCCAAAAGGGTTTAGCATCAGTATCTAATGTTATCTTACCTAAAGCCCCATAGAATTTATTATTCATTAGAACTGCTCTTGCTTTAGGAGTTAATTTACTTCTAGAGTTTTCTATAATATTTGCTATTGCTAAATCTAAACAACCATAAATTATAACAATATTGGTTTGATAGTGTCTATCCATGTTATCTAACTGTGTCCAAATTCTTTTTGACATTACTGAGCCAATGAAGTCAATTGCTGACTTTGCTTCGAAACATACATCATCAAAGACATAATCTCCTATTTCTAAAAAACGCCTTTCATAGGAAACTAAAAGCGAATTTGCTTTCTTTTCTACTAAGTCGGATAAAGTAGATTTTTCTCTAGAATCAATTACTAGCATCACTATACCTCCAACATTTACCAACACAAAACCCTTCACTAATTAACTTACTACAGTGGGGGGTGTTGTAATTATTATACACTGTAAATTTAGCATGTTTTTTAGTCTCTCTTTTATCCCAATCTAACCAAATAGAATCCGAATCTGCAAATACTCTCTCTAACTCTTCAACTACTAATTCTAGAGTTTTCTCTTTTTCGTCATTCGATTCTAAATTACGATAGCCCGAAATCATATCCCTATACCATGATACAAGATAGGCTCTAGTAATATGGGTGGGGTTCTCTACCATTACAGCATTATGCAAACAAGGCAGTATTGGAAGATTACCGACAGTCTGCGGTACAGAAACAGAACCTTCCATAGATTGAATAGACTTTGCTTTTGGAAATATAACCTTAACATCTCCTTCCATTTTGAAAGGGAGATATCGGGGGCTTATAGATAAAGTGAGTATTTCTTCTATACTCAATTGTAAATCTGCTATTCTTAGGGGTATGCAATATAGAGCATTGCCATTACTATCGGAAGAAGACATATTGACGGTATTAGGTACTCTTCTAAGTCTAGAGGTTTGGCCGACCCTATCATCTAGAGTGATGTCTTTACCGACCTTAGCGATTAGGTATTGCTTTATTTCTCTAAATAATACTTGAACCTCTCTCATATTCTTAGCCCTTTCACCAAAAATAAACATATGAAAACCTCTTCCCGAAAAGAAAAGAGTATGTTCGTAGTTTTCCTGTATTACCAGTTCCATAACTTGCTTTACATCTCTCCATGCTTTATCTAAAGAGCCTTCGTGAGCGTCAAAATCTAAAAAGATTCTATCTATAATCACCGTACTTTCAATAGGCATTTTTTCGGAAAAATGTTCAAAATCATACACTGTAGTATACACATTTGTTCTATTGGTGTGAGAGTGAACAAAATCAATATAATCATTCTTCGTTATCATCTTTCTTCTTTTCATTTGAGGGGCGTTCTTTATTTGACTCCCTGCCCAAACCATCCTCGGATATCTCATTTTTATTTCCTCCAAAATTCACTGTTGCTGAATTAAGCATTTGCTTAACTACTTCTGCCATGTCTGCTTGTATTTGTATCAAACCAATGTCTCTAAACATATCTTCGTATGTTCTACCTATCATATTTTCATTTATTCTAATATCTCTAACTAATTCGAATCTTTCATTAAGAGACAATTCAATATATATCTCATTGGCTAATGTACTAATAGAATTTCCTAAATCGCTAATTTCTAGAAAAGACCAGTTTTTAGATAATACTTTCTTTTTAATTAATTCTTTCATGCTGTCACCTTCTCATATCTATTCATTAGTATCTCGGCCAGTTCATATTGGCCTAAATGCTGTATAATAGTTATAGCATCTATTGCTACCCTATCTATTGAATCATTCATAATATCAAATCCATGTGTCCTGTAGTGCATCTTCACAAATACCAAAGTATGAGCAATTTGTGCATATGTTGGCGTAAAATTGCCTAGCCTTAAACTCTTTTCTTTCGTAGGCGTGAATTAATTTCGCTATTCCTTTCATTACTGCCCTAGTAGAAGTCTTCTTTACCTTTTCAGTATAGGCATAATCCGAAGCAGGATAATACCAACCCCAATGAGTAACTTCCATATCCTTAGTTAGGCCAAATTTATCTAGTATTTCTACTTCACAATTCTCTATCATGAGTTTATAGAAAGCCATTTCCTTTCTCATGGAAGTTTTCTTAGCGGCACTAGTAGACCAAGCACCAGTTTTATATTCAAATGGTATTAAATTACCATCTTCAATAAATACTCTATCAATAATTCCTTGAAGATGAACAGTATAGTCTCTTGCTAAGGGAAAATCGGGATGAGTATCTTTATCAATAGTAACTTCACAATCAAACATTTCTTCATTAATAATAGGTAGATACTCTTCTATCTTGTTTTCTACTCTAGAATCTAGAAACCTTTGTGCTTCAAAAGCAGCAACAGTTAAACTAATATCAAAATAATCATCTACAGGCATAAGACTTGTACAGTAATCTAATACTTCATTAGCATTCATAGACTCAGCCTTCTTAACATCAAAGACATTGAAGAAATCTTCTCTACTGTTATGTAGAATAGTACCCTTCTTCATCGCTTCTGTTTGGTCTTGTGGTCTTCTTTCAATGTAATTAAATTCATATTTCTTAGCACACCAAGCGAAACTCCCCAAAGAAGATTTACTTATCTTCAATATAGGTTGTGACGGGTCATCGTAGTTCTCCGGTTGCCAATCATATGTGTATTCTTTCATTGATGCTATTCTTGCTTTATATTTTTCATCTATATTCAAAACCATTCCTCCAAAGTTTTCTGTATTTTTCCTGTTCTTATTGATGATAAGTCCCAATTCATGGCTTTGTAAATTGGTTTTGCCTTATCTAGTATTTGTTCGGCGTAGTGTTCATAATTAGGTACATAATTATCAAAATCTTTCAATTCAATACCTGCAACATATTCTACTTGCCTAGCCTCTTGAGTCAAAGGGTGTGTAAATGTGTCTCGTATATTCTTTACTTTCATAGAAAGATAAGAATCATCAAACGCCTTGTTCTCCTTTTCCCAAGCAAATAATACTCCTGCTATACCCGAACCTATCGAAGGTTTCTTTCCTTCTAAGGTTACAAACTTAGTTGTGGGCGTGGAGCATTTCTTACAAACTGAATAGTCCAGTTTGATACATTCTTTTAGGTGGTATTTAGTACCACAATCGGGGCATTTGACATTGAATCTATTTGCCCGCAACCTACTTCTTTTGACTATATCTTTCAAATCTATCTTACCGGAAATAGCATCAGTATATCTAATGTGTAGTGATTTGTTAATCTCCTCTCTAGACTCAGCATTTACCCATCTTTTTAGAACATCCATTTGTGCCTGTTTAGCAAATTGGGTTTCACTAACTCTTTTTGCTGTAAATCCAGTCATGGTAAATTCAGGCTCATCTAGCCATTCTCCGTCTTTCCAAGTTATCATTCCTGCATTTCGATTCTTTGTTGTCCCCACTCCCAAAGAAGAATAATACTTCTCAAATTCTAATACTACAGGATGTTGATTTAACCCCATAGTATTAGGAAAATGTTCTCTAACGCTTTCTTCGATTGTTTTGATTACTGATTGAGCCTTCTCTACTGAATCTACTTGAACATAAATTGAATCTGTGTGTCCGTAAACTACCTTCATAATAATCACTTCTTGAGGTTGTGAAAAGGATAGTAGTCAACATCGTAGCCATTAGACTTCTTTGTTAGGTAATCCTGTATTTCCAGTATAGCCTTTCCAAGTTTATTACTGTCATCTAATTGTTGTTCTAACTCATCCAAATCATTTTCCAATCCTCTAATCTTCATTTCTAGTTTTTCTATTCTCTCTTTCATATCTTTATTATTCATACTATCACCGTTACTATTGTTACAATGGTTGCTATGTTCACGATATTTACCATCATTAATATCTTATTACTTCTTGCTATCATAGCCAGCAATTCTTCTAATAACTCATTCGTTCTGTCCATCATCATTTTTGTCTACTCCTTGTTCGATGTCTGTGATAACAGCATTCCGTTTTAAATTATTCATCATTTGAAATATTTCTTTTACCTCTTCTAGAGTAATTTCCCAAGTATCTTCCGTATCATATTGCACCTTTACAGTTACATATTTTGTTTTCATTTAATCACCCTATATTCGTTTTCATGTATTCTTTCAACATTTTCTAATCTAGCGAGATACCATCCAATAGATGATACAGTGCCAAGATATTGGCTTGTTCCACGCTTAGATACTATTTCTTCTAGTATCATATTAGATGAAAATATATCTTCTCTATTTCCAACTGTCTCTCTTATCCATTTCTTAAAAAAGTTATTCATCGCTATTCCCCACTTTCAACCTTTCTGCACATCTTTTACAATGAAACTTACCCTCAAATTGAGGATTATGTGCCAATGGTTTCATACATTTTATTCTATTCAATCGAAATCAACCCTAAAAGACATCATTCCATACTCATTCCAAATCATAGCCAATGCTCCTTCACAAACAGTTTTATCCATTTGACTTCTTAATTGCATAATTAATTCATGTAATGGTATAGAATCCCAACATTCATCGGGGTCGGAAGCCCGTTTTAAAAACCATAAGATTTCCCATATAGCCCTATCTTTATCATATTTCTTTTCGCTCATACTTCCAACTCCCTTCTCGCTTCCGCTTCCAACCTATACTTAGCGATAAGTGCTTCTGTTTTGGCATTTACTTCAATAACTTTAGGGTTGAGTTCACAACTTCTTGTTGAGTGATAAGTGCTTGAGCAGTATTTACATTCACGCAATTTACCTGCCTTAACTTTATCATTATATTTCTTACAAGTAGCGCAAAAACCTCCCTCATGGTTTCTTTTATTGCACCTATCCCCTTCCATATTAATAATACCATTACAACGGCCATCATTACATATAACAAGAGGTAAAGATTCTATTATCTTATCTTCTTCTTTATCACCATAGGAATAAAATTCTATAAGATATTTGCTTTTAGGAAACTCCAAACCTAAATATTTACCATTCCATTTTTCTTCTCTATGGATTGGATTTCCATATTCTTCAATTAAACTTTGAAGGGGTCTAAGTTTAGAAAAGCCCCAAGTCCAAGGATAACCTTGTTCAACAACACAGAATGCTACGCCATTTTCCTCTTGAAACTTATCTAAGTCTTCCTCTTCCCAATGGGAATAAAGGGGTCTATACCATTCTGTTTCAGTTGTAACTAAATCTCCCAAATCTTCATGTTCCGGTATCAAACTTCCAACTCCTTAGCCTTAAACGCTGCCAATCTAATAGCCTCTCTAGCACTAGCAGTAATACTAGCGGCTAGAGTAACATTAGCCCAACCAAAACCTTGGAAAGCAACAATACCATAAAATGAAGCCATTAGTCTCTTAACAGCCATTTGATTATTGTGCCATTTCATATACTCACCGTTTGGCTTCCCTCTTGCCTCTTTCATTTTGGCTTTATAGTCATTCCTAAGTTCCTTCAGTTCTAATACTGCTTTGGGCAATAGTCCCATTTTATCAGTCTTAAAGTAAACCATTTCTTTATGGGAAACCTCACTAAAGTCTCTAGGAGTAAGAATATTAACTGCAAAATCTGTAGGTTCGTGGCTAATAGTTTCCCATGATATGTTTCTAGCAATCATCATACTAGGATATAGACCTGCAAAATCAAAAGCAGCGACATTAAAATGTAATCCATTAGTCTTCTCACTTAGAGGGTCATAAATCATGGCACCTTGGTACTCTTGTCTCTTTTCTACTCTTTCTCCTGTAGGTGCTTTCCACCAAGCATTTCTCATAAAGTAAATAGAACCCATATGTGAAGCATAGAAACAAGCATCAAATGGTGCTTTTAGTAATCTTTGTAAAGAAACAATAGCATCACTACAATAGTTCTTTTCATCCAACTCTACAATCAGTTTTACATCTTTTATAGCATATGCAAGATAAGTTTCAGTATCTTCTAACCAACCCCTGCGATAGAATTCATTAGTGTCGCTAAACTTCTTAGAAACCAATTTCTTTTTATTGAGAGCCAATTCTCCAATATAGTCAAGTGCTAAAGAAGGAAGCGTACCCCTTTGAGAATCGTTCCATTGTCGCTCAAAGGCCAAGTCTAAACTGAGGGTTATGCGCCCGCCTATGGGTTGTTCTATAGGATTGAATCCTTTGTCAGCATAAGCAAAAGTATGTCCTTTCTTGGCCTTCTTAACCCCTTTAATTGAGCCATAAGGGGACATTATGTTGGGGTTTAATCCTAATGAACAGGCTCTATCTAATAGTTTGGGGATATCTGCAAAGTTTCCAAACCATGCAATTAGCATATCGGGGTCTTTTACTACCATACAAGTCATAAAGTTTTCAAGCATATCTTTTTCATTATCAAAAACTAAATAATGAAATGAAGTGTATTGTTTTTGCTCAACAAACTTCTCTTGGGGAAACCAAGCCCATTGATAATATTGCTTATCGTAATTATCATACATTACAATAGTAGTAATCTTATCATGATGTTCTCCACCTTGTTGCCATTCCATATCCCAATACCATTTTCTTAAATCATATTCCGGCATATCATCAATATTATCTACTGCATACCTAAAATGAAAGGGAACATCTGCTTCATATGTTCTTTTGAACATACCTTTTGCTCTACTAATATCAAATGATGATTCTACTACTACTTTCTTTAGTTTATTACCTTCAAGATTTACCCAATCACCACGGATATATTCAAAGTCCCTAGTTATATATTTAGTAGCCTTGTAAGAAGTAGGTTCTCTAGAATCCTCATCTACATAAAAATAAGGAGCAAAGGAAACAGTTTCATGTTTCTTCTCCCCATTTTCTCTCCAAGAAAGATAAATCTTGTCCCCTACATTTGTTCTACTTATTATCATCTAATCACCGCTAACAAAGGGTGCCTTCAATAGAATTCTATCTATGGCCACCAACAATAATGGGAATTCATCTTTCATGTATATGTTTACCAATTGGTCTTTTTTGAAGAACTTGTGAATAGGACTAGAAAATTCTAATGTGGCCCCACTGTCTCCTAATCTAAACAAAGGAGAAATAATCTCTTCATATTTGTTTGAAGCGTTTTGTCTTGAAGATACTTCTAGACAATTGGCATATGGTTCTTCATTTGTTTTATGGAAATCAAACTTATACACGCCAGTTTTAACTAATTCACAAGTCTTTAAGGTTTCATTCAACTGTTCTTGAGTCAAGGTGAAACCTACTTCAAATTTAGACTTGCCAAAATTAAAAAGAACATTAGGATTTGCTTGATAATTGATATGTGTTAGCATCCCCTTTAATGTATCTAAAGCATCTTGATTAGGATGGTTTACAATCAAAGGAACTGATGCCTTCTTTCTATTGCTAGTAATTGTCATAGAATCAGCGCACTCGACAACTACATCATCTGCAAAAGAGGTCAAGTAAGGAATTATCATAGTTACATCAATAACACATTCACCATTAGTTTCTCCCCGTACTGCCAAGGATATCTTGACACAAAAAGTAGTATCACCATTCCAAATCTCTAGTTGGTTATCTGTTAATGAAAATCTAGCATAATCCCCAAGGCTAGTGTTCCCAAAACCACTATTAGTTGTTGATTTACCCTTAACTTGGATACTTTCTACTGCTTCTTTTAGTGTTTTACTATCTACTGTAAATTTCATATTGTTCCCTCTCTTAATTCTTTTATTCCATTCCATTCTACTTTACCACTACCAACTACTAGAGTTTCCCAAGTAGTTCCCACTAGGGAAGTATTTGTTTTACTACTAGTAAGAGTGGCTTTGTATGCTACATCGCCCTTCTTTAGTATTCTTTTAGTGCTAATAATTTGGTGTAAAAAGTCTCCCCAATTATGCCAATTGGGTTTTGTTCCTATTACTTCACCAGTGGCACCGTAGTCTGCTTTAGCATGAGTAATGTAAATTTGGTCACAATTTAGATTCTTACACATAGCCAATAAAGAATAAAACGGGGCGTTTCTTTTGCCCCACTCGAACTTCATTTTTTGTGGCTTACCAATTTTAGAACTTCCTGTAACATGAAGTGTACAACAGTCTAGCCATTTATCCACACCGTCGAAAACAAAAAGAACATCTTCTCCCTGTTCAATCTTTTCTTTGACAAACAAAACAAAGTCTTCGGAATTTGCTTCCGACTTTTGTATGTCTAATTCACCATTTTCATTTCTTACTTCCGGATTCCATAGCGTAATTCTATCAGCACATTTATGATTCTGTCTCCATGTTGGCTCACAACCATCATCCCAATCTAAAACATAAACTTGTTTTTCGGGGAAGTCTAAGGCTAATCCACTCTTTACTGTTTTAGGTTCTCCCCAAACTCCACAAACTAAGCGACTGTTTCTCTTTAGTCTAACTTCTGTTTGGGACTTAAGTTTGTCTCTAAACGCTTCTACTCTTCTGTTATTTCCTGCTTTTTCTATCATTTCTTTATTTATATTATTTGTTAATCCCATATATATCACCTATACCTTTTCCATATTTCTATCATTTCATTTATTTCTTCTTTGTCATTTAACCATACCTTTACGAACTTATTTCCAGTATGTAGTTTCACCATATAATCTAGGCTTTCTTCATCCTGTCTCCAAGTTAAGAACTCTATGGCTGCCAAATCTGCTGCCCAAGTTCTATCTTTCGTTAGTATTCCATCTTCAAGAGAAAGATTAATTCTTCTGTTTTTTACTTGAAAGTTAGCATTTGAACTTTCTCTCCATTCTACAGGAGGTTCAACCTTTCTATTTTTAAAAGAATCTTTTAATCTTTCTAAGTCGTTCTTAGACATATCTTGTGTAACTAAGTCATGGTCTTTTATGAAGTGAATTTTTACTTCATAAACTCCATCTTCAATATGACCCCATGAAATGTGGGTTACACAATTAATATCTGTAATTGCTCTGTCTGTTTCTATATAATTTTTATCTATTTTTAACATATTAATTCCTCTTAAGGAAAGGCTTCGCACCTAGTCGAGTATCAATTGCTTCCGCAAGTTCATACTTACACTTGCTAATAAAGGGCTTATCACCCTAGGAAATTTAATCAAAACCAATCAAAGTTAGACTCCACTGGTTGAGATACTTCTACTACCGAACCCTGTCTATCGACACAATATAGCCCGGAAACATTTATTGTAGCGGGTTGTATTCCTTCGTCATTTGTAGATTGACTAGTTCTGCCTACAATAATAACACTAGAGCCTATACCAAAGTCTAGATTTAGATGTTCCGGAATCCAACAAGTTGTTGTTCCCGAACCACTCTCATAATCTAGTTCAGCATCTAAATCAGTTAGATTTATGATTCTATTGCCGTTAGAGGTAGGTGTCATATTCATGTTACAAACTGTACCATCAGTAATGATGAATTTTTCCTTAGGAGGTAATCCTTGTCTTACTATATGTTCCTTGTCAGTATCTACCAAAGGTATCAAATGAGATTTGAAATCATTCTTTAGACATTCTTCAAAACTAAATGCTGACATATCACGGTGAAGGTCATCTTCCGGATTCATTTCACTGTTTAAACTTAAACTATTAAGTGTTAATTCCTTAGCACCATATATATCAGTTCCGTTGTCATTAGCAACACAAAGGAAATGCACCCATTCAAAGGTATTAGGGGAAAAACCTACACCGCCTTTACCCTTGTAAGAGAAATAATAAGGTTTCATTTCCCCTACGCCCAAAGAGCCGTAGAATACTCCATTCCTTCTCATTACTTCAGCAGGTAAGGGTCTACCATAATTAGAATTAATATCGCCACTTAGATAAGACTCAGTAGAGTCTAATGGAATATAGATTCTACCATCTTCTAAAGTAACTGCTCCTTCCGGTAATTCCGATATCACCTTTTCGCCGTATGTACCCTTATGGTATCTAGATACAGTATATTTGCCTAATGCATTTTCTACCGCTACTGCGACAATGCCTTTTTCTAAAGCACCATCTTCATCTCTTAGGTATTCTTCTTTTGCTTTCATTCTGTTCCAAGCCATAGCATCTCTAGGTGTATCTAAAGAAACAAAGAAACCAAATGCAGATTTGTAGAAAGAATCATTTGACCCTTTTGTATCATTTTTTTCTGCGTTATCATTTTGGCTTCTTCTAGCATTAGCAACAAAGTTTCGCCAAACGCCCTTAGCAATAGGGTTTGTTGGCTCTATACCATTTTGTTCACATATCTCTATGTATTTTGCTTCTGCTTCTTCCTCGCTCATACCTATGTACTGTGCGCTTTTCGCTATTTCATTCTTCATGTCTTCGTTCATATTTTTTCACTCCTATGTTTATTTTTTTGTTCCATAACTAAACACTTCCTACTAACCATGAGGCTAGCACTTTAGGGGTCATAGTTGTGGAACGCCATTCGCTCTCCCCTATAGTTCTAAGGAATCTAAACTTCATTGTACTGTCAAGTTCACTCATATCAATTACAGCATCGTGTAATCCTAGACATATCTCTTTCATTGAAAGGCCATAATATATCATTTCGTGAATGTCTCCTAGAGCAGTTGAATTACTATCCTTGATTTTTAATACTAATTTCTTGTAGTCATCTAACGATGCCGAAACTTGTTTTTTTAAGGTTGCCCCGCTTGATTTAGCGGCCTGTAACTCGGTTATCGCCCTTCTCATATCACCATTCATAGCATATATAAAGGAGTCTAATTCTTCATCAGAAAACCTATCAATGTTCTCTTTAGTCAATATAGACTTTAATACTCTTTTTACTGCATTATTAGATAATGGTTTAAAATGATAGTTTGCACATCTACTTTGTAGTGGAAATACAATCTTGTTTCTATTATTACAAGTAATAACAAATCTAATATTATTAGAATACCTTTCCATTATTCTTTTTAATGCATTCTGCGCTTCATTAGTCATACCATCCATTTCATCTAATAGCATTATTTTAAATGGTACATCTCCTAATGTACCGCTTTGTGCTACATCTTTAATCGTAGTTCTAACCATTTCCAGTTTTCTATCATCGGAAGCATTCACTTCATAGAAGTTTTCTTTGAAATTATCTTTCAGTATTTCTTTTGCTAGGACTATTCCTGCACCTGTTTTACCGTTGCCTGCACTTCCATATAACAAAACATTAGGCATATTGTTTTCTTCTACCCATGAATTAGCATCTATCACAAAATGTTCTTGTCCTATTATTTGTGCTAGGTTAGTTGGTCTGTATTTTTCTGTCCATAACATTATATCCTCTCCAATTTATATTCTATTGCTTGTATCTTGCCTTCTACTTCTCTAATGGCTTGAGACAATTCCATATCAATATGATGGGGTTTGTAAACATCAACCCAATCTACTATATTATCATAAATCATTTCCATATCTTGTAGAGCCTCAAACAATTCTTTGTAGTCTTTTAAATTATTTTCTATTTCTTTTATTCTTTCCGATGCTTTCATTTTTATTCCTCCTCTATTTTAATTAATTCTTGTTGTATTGGCTCATAGTCGGGTAACAATACCCCACCTAACCAATAAAGAAACAATACTGTTATTACTCCTACTAATAATTCTAGCATTCTTTCAGCCTCCAAACGGTTTGGTCAACTTCGTTACAGAAGCCCGCTTTCTCATAATGAATTTTAAGAAGCATTTGTAGTTGATTAGTTGAAGGCATTCCTTTCTTTACCGGAGTGCCTCTTTTGGTTTTAGCATTCCAAAGACCTTCTTTTATTTGCCCTGTTGTCAATTCTTTGTCATTGTCCAATAGGGTGATGATTCTGTCATGAATCCATTTATTCTTCTTTGGCATCTTTATTCCTCCATATTCCTCTTTTTACTTTTACAAAAAGACTCTTTCTTAGTAGTTGACTAATTTGCCTTGAAGTAAATGCTACTCCCTTTTTATCCTGTTTTAAACGGGTCATTATTTCTAAAGAAGTCAGTTCTTCTGCTCCTAGAGCATTTTGAATTCTTTCTATTGTTTGTTTACTCTTCATATATATTCCTCTATTTTTGTTTGTTTTATTTTTATTATTTTCTTTTTCTTGGGTTTTTTCTTTTCTCCCAATTTAAGAAGTCTGCTTTCACCATGTGACAGTTTCTTCTTGAAATGTTCTTTTAAGATTACATCTTTGCATAATTGCTTAAAGACTCTAACCTCTTTGACTTTTAATTTTCTAGATAGAATACGAAAGTTATCTTTCAGCCTTTTATCTTCCTCGTCTTTATCTGTTCTAACTTTGGCTCTAGACAAAACAGCCACACCTCCACCTTCATGACAATAGGCTAACATTTCATAGAAATATTTTTTGTGCCACCTTCTCTTGACAGTAGAATCTATCAAGATTAGTCTTGTAGGATGTAATACTTGCACTAATAGATTTAGTATTAGGTAGTCTTTAGGTTCATTGTAGAGAAGCAAATCTTTGATTTTATCTCTTCTTCTATCTTTCATAAAAGGATAAATTAATTCAAACTCGCCTTTCTTTATGTCTTCGGGAGGCTCGCTGTTGGGTGCCTGTTTCTTAATTGACTGTTCAAGATATTTATTAGAACCTGCTAATTTGACATCACACATCTTTACTATCCATTTAACTGATTTTTTATTAATCGAAGTCAATACTACCTGACCACGATATTGTCTAACTATATTAAGAATAACATCTTTATTTGGTTTATGATGTATATCTTCTATGATAATACCTCTGTCCACCGGAAACGAACCTAAATCAAATTCTATTTTGTCATTAGCATAGAAAACAATAGGGTCATTTACAAATGTTTTTGCTTTTGTTGTCTTACCAGTTCCTGTTTTCCCAATAACTAAAATTGCTCTTTTTTTATTCATATTTTTTAATCCCATTATAATACTCCCTTAATTTCTAATAATGCTTCTAATCCTTTTAATTGTTTATGTTGCCCTTCATTTATGATTTTAAGTGCATGTTTAAAACCCTCTAACTTAGCACCGGAATCAGGGAGATTTGGTATTAACAATATTATGTTATTTATGTTAATTAACCCACTAATTACTAGTATTGGTCTAGGGTTATTTTTAGACTCTAGTTCTTTAATGGTGGAATCTACTGCGTGTTGTTTCAAAGAGCGATGGATTGCTTCCAAGAAACTTATATCTCCCCTTATAGATATTAAGGGTTTGACCTTATACCCTATAGCAAATTTTTTGTTTTCTTGAATTGAAACGGTATAATTTGCTTTACTCAAAAATATACCTATCAATATATTTTTGTTATACATGGCTACCACACAGATGATGTCCTAAATACTCATTCTTATATCTTAAGAAAGTTAATCCGTCAACTACCATATGTTGCACTATTTCTTCAATGGCTAATGCATCTCCCCCAAAAACAAAAGATAGAGTAGTGCCTTGAAATGAATTCATGGCTACTGCTGTTTCTTCATCAATTTCGTCGCTAGTAACCATTAGAGGTAAAGCATGTGAGGGTTTGCTTTGTAGTATACTAAACATAAGCCCCTTAGTTAGTAATTCGATATCTTCGTCTTTTAATGCTCCATAGATAATAAAATTAAACCCCGTAGCCTCGCCATATTTCTCTATCCATTTTGATATCTCTTCATCATTATACACTATATTCACTCCTTAAAGAATACTTCATTATCTTTCCAATGACCCGAAGGAAGGTTGTTTGTTTCTAACCAAAACAAATCAGCAGCAGTTATTTTTTGCTTTCCACGAAGTGCGGCATTTTCCTCAGCATTAGCAATCAAATTGGCAATAGCAGTATCAACCCATTCTACTAGAAATCTTTTGGCGGTATTAGAAACAACTAAGTTGGTACTTTCTTTGACAACCTTTGAAATGTTCACTCTAGTTGTCATTCTTTTCTTTTTAGGTTGTTCCGGAACTACTAATAAATTATTTTCTATATAGGGGCATAAATCTCTTTTATACACTAATGCTCTGCCTTTATCATGCAGAATGTTTTTTAAGAAAACATTATCATCATTATCTATTCTAATGCAGCGATAAGTAGTCGTTCCTATTATTGTCATATCTCCCACTTCTATCATTCTAATGCCTCCACATCATCTAAAGTATTAATATCAGCAACAAATTTATCATCTCTAATCCTAACACATCTTGGAAATCTCAATCCCAAATTATTATTATCATCCCTTGAAACCAAATCAGCAGTAACCTCCAATATTACACTAGGGGCGAACTCGAATGTTTTGTTCTCAAAACTAACCACATTTCTTCTTAGAGTATTGGTTAGTCTAATTAATTCTTCATCAGTAAATCCTGAACCAACACTACCAACTGAAACAAATTCACTATCGTTCTTAACTGCTATCTCAAAGGTTCCAAACACATTTGACCTATTACCTTGACCGTATTTAGCCTTAACAATAACCACATCTAGATTTATTCTAGGAGGCTTATACTTAGCCCATCCAATACTTCGCTTTCCTGCTTCATAAGGTAGCGATGAATCTTTAACTATGATGCCCTCAAATCCATCATTAATGGCTTGGTTATAGAATGCTAATGTGTCACCATCTTTGGCCATTCTATGTGCTTGTTGGGGAATATTCTTCATTTTCTCAAGCCTTTCACTATATGGTAAATCCATAGTGGTTTCGTCAGCAATCTTAAGACAATCAAATACTACCCATCTCACAGAAACCTTCTCTCTTGCTTCTGCATGATTTTTAGAATGAACTCTTGTTCCCATTAGTTTATGTTCGGCAGGTGAACCATCGTCTTTAGTTGGATAAATTTCACCATCAAGAATACAATCAATATAATATTGTCTAACTTGTTCTACTATGTCTTGGAATTGCTCTGTAACTATTGTTCCCTTTCTATTGAATATAATTATACTATTTCCTTGTTTATGTATTTGGTACCTATTACCGTCATACTTGTAATCTACAATTCTATCTGTTGGCCACTTATCCATAGGGACTTCTTTGGCTAACATTGGTTTTACAAATTTGCCATGTGTTAAATTACACATAGGGTTTGCCGAAATCGTATAATGGTTTACTACTATTTCTAAATCATTAAAGTTCAAATGTTTTTTTACATCTTTGAGTGGTTTGTTGTAATACTTAGACACTATTTTAGTTACTATTCCTTCATTGATGCCGTTTCTAGGTTTCCTAATCCAGTATCTAACAAACCATTGTCTAGCATTAGCAGACATATTAGGTAGTATTTCTTCCATTAGTTTGAATGCTGAAGAATCTATTTTACCTGTGTCCATACTTAATAGTCGATAGGTCTGTTTCAATGAGTATTGCTTCTTACATTCTGCTGATGCTTCTAAATGATAAACAGCAGAACCTAAACAATTATGTGCGGCATAAAGACCATCAATCTCACTCTCAAACACTTGAAAGATTTTTGCCAACCATTTCTTTGCTCTAGATAAACCAATATTATTACTTGGTAGATTATCTTTATCTAGAATTAGTAATACTCTCTTTGGTGCTAATTCAGTGTTCTTTAGGCTTCTAACTATTCCATTTATTTGTTGCGTCTGTACAATAGAATCATTTGATTCTAACATTCGGCTCATCGTTTCCCATGTCATCCATAATCACTTCCATATTTTTATTTATTTTTAATACCACTTCTTTTAGAAGGCGTGATATTTCACCTTCATTTTGTTCCGAGTATGTCCACATAGCGTTTGCTAAGTAAACCCATTCACTCTTCTTCATTAGATTCACCATCTAAATTAACCAATAATCTAACAAAGTTTGCTATCAACTGTTCGACCACTTGCGCCTCTTCTATTTTATTCTGTTCAGCAAACCTATGTAACATATGAATCATAGTTGCTTGAGTAATAGCAGGTGCTAGTCTTGCTAAATCATTACTAGTATATATCTCCCAATAACAAACAAAGGAAGCCCTAACCAAATAATTACCTCCGGAGACTTCTCCGTATGCTTGATTAAAGGCATCTATCGCCATGTCTTGGCCTTTTAGTGTTTTCTTTACTTTCTTAGCCCATTCATGAAATTTCTTATCATTAGTGGTTATCAAATATAACTTATTCATTTTCTTCACCATCCATAAATTCTCTCATTGCTTGATAGAACTTACCATAACATAACTCTATATGAGTATCTTTAACTCTACATCCTCTACCGCCACCCGCAGGTACTTTCATTTCTTGTTCTACATATTTAGCAAATAAATCTACTATTTTACTCGAACAGCCTATAAATTTCGGTAATGCTCCGTGGGCATATTGTCGGTTATCATTGGCTTTACGAACGCTTTTCTTGGCTTGAGTCTCACTCAGTCTTTTGTGTATTTCTCTTTCTGTCATTCTAATTCTCTCCTTAGTATTTCTAATAATAATTTAGCCTCGTCTCTATTAAGACGAACTCCCCTTATCGAGGGTTTGTCATTTTCAAATTGTCTTATGTCTATAATGTCATAAATAGTCCATCTGCCTTTTTTGACAACATATTCTATCTTTTCATTTCTAATGATAGAGCCTATTTTTTCTAAGGTGTCGCTCAATTCATCCACCCCTGTTTGAATTTATCTAATTCTTTTCTTGAAGTAAAATATCTTGGAGTTTCAAGGTAGTCCAACCTATTTACTACCCAACAGGCTCCACCTAAAGATGATATTTGTACTACTTCATACTGACCTTCATTCACTATAATCACTTCTTGTGTGTTGATTTCGGGAACTAATCCATACATTCTAGTTATCTCACCCGAAATATCATGAATATTATCAACAACATATTTTACAATATGCGCTCTTTGTATTGGTATTTTTGGCGCTACATCTATCTTTAGAGAGCCAGTCATATTACAAACAACACATTTGTTTCCTTTACAAATAGGGCATTTGATTTGCGCTTTATGTGGCGCAGGTAGTGTTACTGTTACTGCTTTCTTAGCCATATTATTTTCCCCCTACCTTGTTCTTTCTTAGGATTTCACAACAAAGTCTAATCTTTTGTGTAGACTGTAGGCTCCAAAACGAATCTTGTGGTATTTCGAATCGCAACTCTATGTAAGAACATAGTTGTTTTCTAGACATAGTTTGAAATTCATCATCAATCTTTATTCCTAGTATTTCATCCGTGTTCTCATGTTTAGCGAAACTATCTAGAATCACATAGACTACTCCTGTTAGATAGATTAGTTTTCTTAAAATCCACTGAATCATTTTTCTTCACCCTCTAAACATACTTTACATTTATTATATCTCCTAGAATAATAGGGAGACATCGTTCTCCAACAAGTCGGACATTTCAACTCTATTCCTCCGAATACCCAAACGATTCAGCAAAACAATCTTTGCACATCTCAACTTCTATTCCAGTACCATACCTAACAGTCATTAGAGCATCCCGATTATCTTTACCACAAAACTTACAACTTAAGTTTAGGTTTAACCCCAAACAATTAGGGTTATCACAACAACTATAATTATTTTTGTTCATACTATTCCTCCAATAAAACCGCAACTTCTGTAGAATAAAACAATTGCGCTATTGACATAGCGGCTAAGAAACTGTTCTTAGTTACCTTAACAGGGTCATAGACTCCGGCTTCGGCCAAATCCTCAACAACATCAGTCAAAGCATTGAATCCCATATCACCCTTCCATTCTTCTATACCTACAGGATGATGGCCGCTATTGAAGTGTAATTGTCTACATGGTTGTAGAAGAGATTCATAGAACCATTGTGGTATCTTGCTTTTAAATTCATTAGCAAAATTGATGAAAGGCATACCTCCTCCTACTACAATACCTTCCTCTAATGCCGCCTTAGTTGCATTAAGAGCATCATCTAGTCTTTCTTTCTTCTCTCTCATTTCAATAGATGAAGAGGCTCCGACTTGAATAGTGGCAACTCCTCCCTTTAACCTAGCAATTCTTGCTTTGAGCCTAGAAGCATCATGTCCTTTCATGTCTTCTAAGGCTCCCTTGAGGGAATTAATTCTTTCTTCAGTTTCTCCATCTCCACCAATAAAGGTAGTTGTTTCTTTAGTGATTATAACTTTGTTACAAGTCCCTAAATCAAGTTCGGTAAATGAAGCAGGGTCGTCTTTGCTTTCGTGATTAAATACTCTTCCACCAATCATTGATTGCATATCACCCAATTCATCTATTTGGGCATCACCGAAATTAGGAGCAAGAACAACAGCACATTGTACTGTTTGATTAATCAAATTCATAATCAAATTATTCATCGCTGAACCTTCCATCCCTTTACAGAATATGAGTAGAGGTTGTGATTTCTGCGAAGAATATTCCAAAAGAGGAATAATATCCTTGAAATTCCTAAATGGAATGTTAGACATAAATATTAACGGGTTATTGAATTCTACTCTACCCGAATCAGTATTACACATCAAGTGGCTCAAATAGCCCTCAGTAATCTCCATACCTTCTCTAAGAATAAGATTCGTTTGATAGTTGTTAGATTCTTCCACTGTCACTATTCCATCTCTACCAACTTCATTTAGTGCTTCTTGTATTAGTTGACCCAATTGTTTGTCGTTGTTAGCAGCAATAGTGGCCACATTTAGAATATCCTCGTTCTCTACTTTAGTAGAAATAGCATCAAAATAATTTACCGCTTCTTCCTTCAAGTAATCTAAAAGAGAATTAAACTCATGTGGTTTAATTTTATTGTCTTCCGGCATATTTTGACATAACGCTTGAGCAAGAATACAAGCAGTAGTAGTTCCATCACCGCTTCCTTCTTGGGCTTTACTTGCTAGATTTTGAACTAGTTGTATTCCCATTTGAACATAAGGGTCAGCACTAGAAATATGCTTAGTGATAGTAACGCCGTCATTAATTATTACAGGGGGATTTCCCTGTAGAATTACTGTTTTTGCCTGTGGCCCCAAAGTGGGACTTACTGTATTTGCTACAATATTAATTCCTTCTAATAATTTTTGTTTAACTTCTTTTCCATTCAATATCATTCTTCCACCAACCTTGTTTGGATTCCTCTCCATAAATCATATGCTTGTTTCTTTTCGGGTATTGTTTGTAATAGCATTTTAATCATCTTTAACAGAACCTCTAGTTCCCCAATTAAAAGCCTATCATCCATATCTTCTCTAAACAAGTCTCCGTTTTCAGTTACATCAATCATTCGTAACAAAGTGTCTTCGTATAACTCTATATCGTTCATTCTACTATCCCCATGATAAACTTACTATCAATAAAAATCATATTTTCATGCTCATGAAACTTTTGATTTATATCAAATAAAACTTGACAATCTACTAAGTTAGGTTTAGAAGGACAAGATAAACAAACCCCAATGCCATCGTTCTTTACTTGAATACCACTACTAGTGATAGTGTTTTCAATCTCAATACAAGCATAATCTCCTACTGCTTTCATTCTTCTTCACCAACCTCTGCTAATTTATGTGACCATGTTTGGGTTTCTTCATATTGGTTATCAACAAAGATATCTAACTCATATGGTTCTTTTTGTGTCCAGTGACCAAAATGCTCTACCCCGCCTAAGACATAGGCTTCTTTCATTAGAAGTTGCCAATTAGCAACAGTATTAATATCTACACCGCTAAAATATGCCCTACCGAATGGATGAGTATGAGTCCAACACCTAATAGGAAGTTTCATTCCTACAGGTGGCTGCATTCCAAATTCTACATATCCCGAAGAACCTGTTGTAACATAACAATCGTTTCTCCCATCAATAACTACTTGCACTTCAAGACCCGGTAATATCTCAGTTGAAGCATGCCAAATAGCGCCAAAGAATGCTTCACTCTTATAGGATGTCATATCTACCGTATGTCTGTTATTCCAATCAACACCAATACTTTTCAATTCTAACATACCTTCTTCAACCCATACATTTAGTATGTGTTGTTCAGCCCTTGCTCTAGCCTTTTCTAGAGCCTCAAATTCTTTCTGTGCTTCATTAATTTGTAAATCCTCAAGAAATTTATCATAACCATCATCATGATATTCTTTTTTCTCTTCTTCACTTAATGCCCAATCGCCAGTTTTACTCATTCTTTTCACCACTTAGTTTGTCTAATTTTCTTTGTAATTTATTTATTTTCGCAGCCAATCTTCTTTGCCTTCTAGTAAAGTTCTCATTTACTATGTTACCTGCTTTCTTTTGCATCTTAACCTTCTTAGAAGCATCTAATAGAAGGACTACGCCCTCTTCGGATTCGTCATCAAATAGTTTTTCTAATCGACCTGCTATTGTTTTATAGGAGGCATCAAATCTTTCTCTTGCTTCTTCAATACTTAGTTCATAAAAATTAACTAATAAATCTAATTCTTTTTCTTTTGTCCATTTCTTACTCATAGGTTCACCACCATATATTCTTTAACTTGCTCATCATTAAACCATCTTTGAGTCCATTGTGCGCCCATTCCTGCAATAGCCACTTGCATAAAATGAACTCCTTTATTTGAACCATCCCATGAATCCCCTTGACAACTAAATGAACCATCTTTTCCCGCTAAAAGCATATCATACATCTTAGGGTCTGCTTTATGCGACACAAGTGCGGCATTTCTACCTTGCGCTCTAAGGTCAAGCCATTTAACGGTTGTGTTGTATAATGTTCTTCTAACTGATAAATTGTCTACACAACAAATAACCAAGTCATATTCTTGCATCTGTTTTTCTGTTAGAATAGGATATTTAATTGCTCTCAATACAGATTTATTATAAGTATCTTTCATCACCAACGCTTTGTTTTGTGCTACATTGTCAGCGTTAAAGTTTTGATATGGTAGATTCTTTGTTTCTACCGTATCGGGGTCTGCTACTGTTATGTTATACAATTCTACTTTATCTAAAAGCGGTATTAAGAAACTCCCAATACCACCTGCTCCGATTACTAATATTTTTCTTTTCATATTTATTCTCTCCTTATTTCGTTTTCTTCTAATATTTCTATGACCCAATTCTTTATGTCAAACCAATATATCAGTTGATGAGTTTTCAGTATGTCTAATTTTTCTCCAATTTCTTCTAAAATCTTTCTCTTCTTTTCTTCAAAATCTTTTTCTACATACATATTATTCACCTCTATTA